GATATTTTAAATGAAATAGATCAGGACATAAGTTTATGCCTTGACAATTTACCTGTTGGTATCTTAAGGTTTAACAATAATAAAGAGTGCATATATGCTAATAAATATATTATGGATTTATTAAATTTTGATTACAAAGACCTTCAAAACATTCACCAATATTTCAAAGAAAATATTCACAAAGATGATTATTTAAATGAAATGAATAAATGTGATAACTTTTTAAACAATTTTCAAGAAAGCCAATCATCATTTAGATTATTTGATGTAGTAAATAAAAGCTATAAATGGATGATTAATAAGCGTATCATAATGAGAAGAAAAGACAGTAAAAAAATTTCGTACCTATATACCTTGCAAGATATTGATGCTATGAAAGAAATAGAGTTAAAACTAAAAGAGGAAACAATTAGAGCTGAACAAGCATATGCTCATAAATCAATTTTTCTGGCAAACATGAGTCATGAAATAAGGACTCCTTTAAATGGAATAGTTGGTATGTTAACTTTACTCGAGGACACCAACATATCAAAAGAACAGCAAGATTATATAGAAATGATTAATGAATGTTCTTTTAACCTCATGACAATAATAAATGATATATTAGATTATTCAAAATTAGAAGTAGGTAAGATTGAATTGAATGCTAAACCTTTCAGTATACCCAAATGCATAGAATCTACAAATGATATAATATTATCCAAAGTAATCGAAAAAACATTAGATTTTTCATACATCATTGATCCTTTAATACCATCCTATGTAGAAGGTGATCCCGACAGACTAAAGCAAATATTGCTGAATTTATTGTCTAACTCTATCAAGTTTACTGATAAGGGAAATATAAAACTAATTATTAAACAAATTTCAAAAAGTGAATTCTACAGTTTAAAGGAAGAAAAATGTGACGACGTGATTGATTCTGTTTATATCAGATTTGACATTGAAGATTCGGGCTGCGGTATACTTGAAGGGCAAAAAAATAAATTATTCAAATCTTTTAGCCAAGTTGATAATATAAATACTTCTAAAGTTTATCAAGGAACTGGTTTAGGTCTTGCTATTTGTAGAGAACTTGTCACATTAATGGGAGGTTGTATATGGTTAGATAAGAGTATACCACATGAAATTACACGTTTTTCATTTGTTATAAAAGCAAAAAAAGACAACAACATACACATTACACAACGACACGACAATACATCTTTACACATTTTGAGAGACATGAATGTATTGATAATAGATGATAACATGTACAACAGAATCAGTTTAACAGGTATGGTTACTAAATGGGGGATGAAGGCCTATTCGTTTTCAACACCCAAGGAAGCATTGTATTATGCAAAGATTGTAAAATTTGACATTGGACTCATAGACATATGCATGCCTAAATTAGATGGTATTGGTTTTGCCAATAAGCTTCGAGAACAACAAAACATATTTCCTCTTATAGCTCTCAGTAGTTTAGGAGATAAATTTAAAATAAACTCGACACTCTTTTTAAACCATCTGATCAAACCAGTCAAAGAAACAAAACTTCAACAAATATGTATAAATGTATTGAAAACAAATAATACTATAGTTAAATACCAACAAAGAGATGTTGACACGTGTCAACATACACATCCAGTTATATATAATAACATTAGAATTATAATTGCAGAAGATGTATTCATAAATCAAAAAGTAATTGTAAATTTTTTAAAAAAAATAGGTTTTACTATTATGGATGTTGTTGAAAATGGGCAACAATGCATAGACTACCTAAAACAAAACAAATACGACATAGTTTTATTGGATATTAGAATGCCCATTTTAAATGGTGTACAAGTTTTTGAATACATCAGTGAAAAATTGTCATATACTCCCTATGTTATAGCCGTGACCGCATATTCGCAAAAAGAAGATAGGGAGAAATATTTAAAACTAGGTTTTAATGATTACATTCCAAAACCAATTTCATACAATACATTGAAACAATGTATAGATAAGTTTATTAATCATTGTCTTAATTCCTAATTGTGGACATTGTACATATACTTATGAAGACAATTACATAATTTTGACTTTGTCATATTCTGTTGTTCTTCAGTTAATGTTGCATCATTATCAATTGTTATATCAAAAATCTTCATATTGTCTAGAGAACATTCGGATTGATGAGAACTTATCTTAACGTATTTTGAAATGTCCCCTCCACTTTCTTGTATTAATCTTTTTTCATTTCTTAACGGAGCATTAATTCTTATGAGTAAACCCCCTAGATTACGAATATAGTCTACCTCGTTATGAAATCTTACATCTACAACTACTATAGCATCTACCCCTCTTGAAGTAAATACCTTCCTCCATGAGTCAAAGTACTTTATCCATATGTCCTCCCCGAGAATATTTCTACCATTTTCCGTCCCTTCATATTGTAGAAGATTTCGTGTTTTGTGTGTTTTTTCCACGTATACATCATCAAAGTCTAGATTGTGTTTTGTCATACAATTAACCTTTATTTGATCAGCAAAAGCTAATTGTAAACATTGTTTCCCATGCTTTTCTAAAAATGGAATAATGACGTTATTTGCCAAGTAATCTTTTCCAGTACCCATCTTTCCACTAAGTCCAATTATCATTTTGTGTTGTTTGATTGTGTTTTATTTTTATGGAGTATTTTTAAATCATTTTTTATTCCCATTCCAACTTTGATGTCTTGTATCCTCTAGAGTCATATAGTTTCTGAAACATTTTTTTTAATGCTGAATAGTGGGGCTTTTCGTTAAAATCCAAATTTTTTACATATTTCAAAAAAATACAAAATTCTCTTGGCATACTAGAACACAGTTCTTCTTCCGTGATTTCTTCTTTCTTTTCTCCTATCAATTTATATCTTTCATGTTTTTCTTTGTGACTTATTGACTGCCAAGGTAAACTACCTTTGTATAAATAAACTAGTATGTATCCTAAGGATTCCAAATCGTCTTTTCTAGATTGTTCATAATTTTTATGGGCTGCTATACTCGCATATCTAGCAGTACCACAAAACTTACTTCGTTCAGTAAAGTCAATATGCTCACCATTTCTTTTCAAATATTTTTTTGCTAATCCATAGTCTATACAAAAGAGTTTAGATTTATCTTCGTACCCTAACACGAAATTATCTGGTTTCATATCTCTATGAATGTAACCACATGAATGTATATACTTCATTATATCTATCATTTTAATTGCCAAATAAATAACTGATTTCAATGATAATTTTTTTTTCTTATTCATCAACCTTTCTATATTGCAGCCTAATAAATCCATTATCAAAAACAATTGTTCATCTTTTTTTGTTATTTTGACATTTGCGACACCTTGATCTGGATTAGATAATTTTTTATATATTTTTGCTTCGTCAATAAGTGATTTAGTACCATCTTTTTCAGAATTTTGTATTGGTATTTTTATAGCACATAATGCATTAGTTTTTCTGTCTCTAGCTTCGTACACGTCTCCAAATGAACCGGAACCAATATATTTTATAATTTCATATCTATTAATGACTTTACCAATGAAGTCCTTTACGTATTCTTTCACCATTTACTAAAAAATACCGGTTTTATTTTATTTAATATTTTACCACACTATGTTTTAAATTTAAATTTTTATCAAATTTTTTTTATATATTTATATATATATATAAAATGAGCAATTGCGAAGAAGAAAATAGAACTAACATGAATGGAGCTATTAGTTGCTCTTCGTGTTTGATTTTCTTTGCTATCTTATTAGGGTTAAATTTGAAGTCCGAAGGGTTTGGAGTGCTGTCTATGATTCTCCTTATACCTGTTTTATCGTCTCTAGCTGCAATATTAACAAACCTGTTTTCATTTCAAAATTGCGATACAAAAAAAGATAAAGCTCCAGCTTCTAAATAAATTCATTGAACAATTTATAAAATTAATTAAAATTTTGATTAATTTTAATTAATTCTAATATATATAACAATTTACAAAAAATGTCAGGAATAAATTCATCATTAGGTCCTCCAGCACGTAGATCTCATTTTTTCAAGAGTGTAAATGTATTTACATCAGAAAGTGATAAATGGAGACCAGTTAAACCAAGTCATGCTGGTGATATTAAATACTCTATTAAAAATACTGATCACGACGGATGGTTAATATGTGATGGACGTAATGTATCAAGAAGTATTTATCACGAGCTTTTTAATGTAATAGGTACATCATTTGGTTCAGGAGATGGCTCTACAACATTTACATTACCTGATTGTCGAGGAAGAGTTATTGGCGCTTTAGGTTCAGGTACCGGATTAACAGCACGTACACTAGGTACAAGTGTTGGTGCCGAAACACACACACTTGCTATTTCCGAAATGCCTAGTCATACTCACGGAATAACAGACCCTGGACATACACACAGTTATGTAAATAACACAAACAATCAAAGCACTGATAACGCTTTTGCTACTCAAACTTCCGCAGATGATTCTGACCTTGCTGCTACAACCGGGTCTTCAACAACAGGTATTACAGTAAATTCAGCTGGAGGTGGAAATGCTCACAATAATATGCAACCAACCATTTTTATGGCGCATGTTTTTATTTATGGATTATAAATTTTAGATTTGACCAGTTGATTAATATTTAATTTTGTCAATCTTTTTTGTCAAAACTGATCCTTTTTTATCAGTAAGAGTAATGTTTTTAACATATGTGTATATAACCGTATATCTTTTTCCTACTTTTGTTTTATATTTAGGAAAAAGTGTTCCTATATAATTTATGTAACGTTTGGGAATATTGCACCCAAAGGTTTGTAAAACTATATGCGGACTACTTATGTCATCTAAATGGAACCATATATCATTTTGACTACTATTTTTTATTAATGAATCATTTTCATTAGCATTACGACCTATATAAATTGTATGTTCCTTATTTGTCTCTTCAATAAACAGTAATTCTTGTATCATTAACCTCAAATTACTCTTTCAATTTTAAAAACTCTTTCAATTTTTTACAAGCTAAATACCTATGAGATTTTAAATTTTTTTCATTGATGCACATTTGAGCAAATGTTTTTGTATTTCCGTCAGGAACAAAAATTGCATCCCAACCAAACGTTTGTGGTCCTTGAGGATTAGTTATTGTACCTGTAACAATACCTTGAAACAACTCACTTTTTTTATTGTTAATGTTTTTAATACCAATTGTGCAAACACATCTTGCACTTTTATCATGATATTTATTGACTAGTTCTGCAATTCCCGATAAACCCAATTTTTCAACAAAACATTTGATATACGGGCCGGGGAGACCATTCAATGCATTGAAGTAAAGACCTGTGTCTTCTACCATAACATATGAATTTGTAGGGTCTGTTTTAAAAGTATTTTGATAATGTAATTGTATGTATTCTATCGCCAAATCTAATTTTTTTCTCACAATGTGATCACCATGGAATTCACCTTGGAATTCACAAAGATCTATAGACACTGGGATTACCATAATATCATTTCCTAAAATTTGTTGTAGTTCTTGTAATTTGTTTTTATTTCCCGTAACAAAATAAACTGTAATTGACATTTTTTGTTTAATATGATTTATTTATAATAAAATAATAGGTTTGTAACGGATTTATTAATTCTGACGTAAATATAAATTACTGTAAACAAATTGAATGGAACATTATTCGTATTCTTTTGATGATGTATTAATTTCACCTAAATTCAGTAATGTGCAAACAAGAAAAGATATTTCATTGACCACAAAACTGTCAAAAAATATTACATTGAATACTCCTATTATCTCGAGTCCTATGGATACTGTAACCGAAGATAACATGGCGATTGAAATGGCCTTAAATGGTGGATTGGGAATAATTCACCGTTTTCAAAGTATAAGCAAACAAGTCGAAATGGTGAAAAAAGTTAAAAGACATATGTGTTACATAATAGAAGATCCATATACAATACAATATAATTCTACAATAAACGATTTGAAAACTTTACATGAAAAGTACAATGTTAGTGGAATTATGGTGGTTAATGAACATAAGAAATTTGTTGGTATAGTATCAAAGAAAGATGTTGCAATACACGAATTAGTACAGGAAGACGTTAACGAATACGGATTAAAAAAATACGTTAGCGAAATCATGACACCTATTCATAATGTCATATACACAAACAAATACGATTATAATAATATTCTAAAATTGTATAATAAACATAAAATAGAGAAAATCCCTATTTTAAACAATGATTTCACTATAAAAGGCCTGGTAGTATTAAAAAATTTATTGTATTTTCATATCAATAAAACATCGGCATCACTAGATCAAAATGGAAAATTACTTGTCGGAGCAGCCATCGGATTAAATAATTACGTAGAACATGCAACTGAATTAATTAATGCAGGTGTTGATGTATTATGTATAGACGTAGCAAATGGATATAACTTAGTGGTAGCCAGGGCAGTATCAGAGCTTAAAGCACGATTTCCAAATGTAACAATTATGGCAGGAAATGTATGTACCAAAGAAGGGTTTGAATACCTATGTAAAGCAGGTGCCGATTGTATCCGTGTGGGTATCGGCTCTGGAAGTATTTGTAGTACACGATTGCAAACAGGTATTGGTGTTTGTCAATTTTCAGCTCTTTTAGATTGCAGTGACATAGCCAAAAAATACAATGTTGCTATGATAAGTGATGGTGGTCATTGTGGTAAAGTAGGAAATAAATTTAAAGCGATAGCAGTTGGTGCAAAATGTGTCATGTTAGGACGTTCTTTAGCTGGAACAACTGAAAGTCCTGGTGAAATTATTTACAAGTCTGGTAAAAGACTAAAATACTACAGAGGTATGGCATCTAATTATGCAAATCTGTCAAAACAAGAACGGTTAGGAAATGAAAAATTAAATACTGATTTTCATGTTGAAGGTGTTGAAGGTGAAATAGAGTACAAAGGCAGTGTAAAGAATGAAATCCAACGCATTTGTAATGGAATGCGTTCTGGTATGAGTTATCTTGGAGTTTACAACATCAACGAACTTCATAATACAACAGTGGATTTCACTGTGTTAACGTCAAATGGTTATAAAGAAACATTAACTAGAATTTAGTAAGTTTAATGGAATTCCAATTGTTTTATTTACATGGATAGTTTTTACCCCTAATTTTTCTACATCGTACACATTATTAATATAATCATCAAAGTATATAGTTTCTTCTCTTGAGCACTTTAAATTTTTCATTATTTTTTCCACCATTATATTTTTTTTCCAACATATTTTTACATGATTTCCTATCGTCCATATAGTTGCATCTGGTAAATCTCTAACATAACTTTTGTATTTGTCATACGGTAGTTCAGTTGGCTGATAAATATAATCAAATAAATGTAATATACGTAATTGTATTAATACATTTTCCGGTCTTGAATTGTATGTAGCTATAGCAAGTTTTTTATTTTTCTTCTTTAAGTCTTTAAGCCTTTCTCTTAATTCCTTTTCGTATTTTTGTTTGTACATTGTATCTTGAACATTGCGAAGTGAAATTGTATCGTCCAAGTCAAAAATGTATAACTTTTTACACTTCATCTTTGTTGTAAAAAGTTATTCTTAATTCTTATTATATTCATTTTTTTTAATATTTGTTTAATTGTTTAATAATTTTGTTTAGTTGTAATAATTGTTGTTTATAATTGTTGTATTTGTTTTAGTTGTTGTGTTATTTTTCACAGGTATAATATCAACTTCTTGTAAATTAAGCAGCATACAAAGATATGTTAATGGATGACCTATCTTCAAAAGTCTCTGAGCGATTTGTACCCTTCGCAAATAAATAGCCCTAGGTGTTCTTCCAAACATATTTGCAAATACAACATCACAATCAGCTGATATCATTTTAGTCTGAGCAAGGACAGCCAACATCTTATTTTCTTCGTCTATTGTCCAAGATTTTCCATGATTTTCCATGATTGTTACTTTTCTTTTTTTGCTACTGTTCATTTTTTTTCATTTTATTATTAATATTGAGGAATAATTGATCCATCATTATTTCTTGAAGTTCATTCAAAACTTGGCTAAACTTTTGTTTGTAAATAAATTCATGAAATTTTTCATTCACAAATTGCTCGTTGAATTTTCCTTTGTCAATTATCGTATAATGCTTATAGCCATTATCATTTATATCTATTTATATAAGAGATATAAACTCAATTCTTAAATAATTTTCCGTCCGAGTGCTGCCCTCGGGACTCCACTTTATAAGAATGGTGTGATAACTGTTTCACCAACGGAAATATCAAAATATAATTGTGATATTTCCTTTAAAAAATTCTGTTTTAGAGCCGGCAAGGTTCGAACTTGCGCGTGTCTGAACACACCTCATCTTGAGTGAGGCCCCTTAGACCACTCGGGCACGGCTCCTTAGTTTTTCTTCTTAATATTATAATAACTATTATCTTTAAACTCTTTTATTAATTTAATTGTTATTGTCACGCAATTTTTTTATGTATTCCCTGGTAATAGTTTTACCAAAATGTTCATTAAATAATTGAGCGCATTTTCCTAAAGAATCAGTATTATTTATTACAAAATCAATTTCATCTTTTGTAAACTTTTTACTCTTGATAGTTCTTTGTTTCTTATTTGCAAGCATTTGTTGGTAATCATTACTTGTTTCAACCTCACTTGGCATTTGAATTTCGCCGTTCCATAACTTACTAACGTAATTTCTACTAATGTATATACCATTAAAACGTTCTTTGATGTAGTTCGTAACTTCTTGAGTTGTTTTACCTTGACTTTTCATGTTGATAACTTCAAGCAGTTGTTGTTCAGATAATAAAGCAAACTTTTCTTCTGGTGTAATTACCTTTTTAGAAACGTTTTTTGGACTTTTGTTTTCTTGGACATCCTGAACCGGGGTGAATTCTTTGCCATTGATATAAGCAATAAGTTGTTTATATTTCTCTTCTATGCAGACTTTCCTACTTTTTGTTGTTGTCCAATCTTTCTTTGTATCTATGTGCTTTGGGTGAAGCCGTCCACAACAAAAACCATCACCTTTCGCTTTTGTAGCTGGAATATAATAGCAATACTTAGGTATATCTTTAGAAGTTATTCCACAATTATTTGGTAAAACACAAAGAGGTCTTGCATCATTTGTGTTATCTGAACTACGTAGAAGTATTATTTCCTCATTGCTTAGACCAGTGATGTCTTCTTCTAAATATTGTACAGGATCATTTTTTACATACGATACACCTGCTCGTTTTAATATTTCAATGTACTCTTGTTTTAGTTGTTTTGATGTTTCACTTAGTTCACCATGGAAAGGAGAATCATCAAATAAAGTTGGCCGAGTCTTTATTAAATTCCTTAAATGTTTTTTTGCCTTTTCCAATTTAAACCTTATGCTATATTGTTTGCTAGATGTTGTTTTCCAGCAGTAGTCTCCTATTTCTACACAAAAACGTTCTCCGTGTTTTTCGTTTGGCTTTACATACCATATAAAGTTAGGCACATTTTTCAAATCTATTGGACACGTACTAGTTGATCTTTTTCTTACCTGATTTTTTCTTTGGGTTGTTTTATCAACTAATCGAAGGTTTCTTTTTCTATTGTCTGTAGGAATACGATTGATATGGTCTACACTCTGTCCTTTTGTCTGTGGACATATTAAAGAATGTAGACTATCTTTACTACATGAAACATAACCTCTGTTATCAACATAGAATTGCATATTTGGGATTTTATGTAAATCATCATAATCAAAAACAAAGGCTTTATCCTTTCTAAATCCCACAACATATATTGTGTCATTCAATGCAGCTAATTTGTATTCGTTCTTCATGTGAATAACTTAAATGAAGAAAGATTTTTCAATTTTTGGACGTATTGGGATTTTATCAGGTTAAATTCATCTAGTTTGAATAAGCTAATCCTCCCATTCCGGCCATAATGCGGAGAACGTTGTAGTTCACGGCATATACACGGAGTTTAGCAGCTCCAGCACCAATCATAGAACTGTTCAAGTTCAAGAACAAGGTAGCATTATCAATTCTGGACATGTTAATGGTACCGCTTGGTTGATGCTGTTCAGGGTTAAGAGAGAATGAGTACACATAGATACCGGTATCAGGGATACGGGTATGATGTTGATAAGGTTGAACAAGATTAAAGTATTCAGCCTTTCTGGTGGAAAATCGGTCGTGTCCATTGAGTTGAAGCTTAGCATCAACAATGGTTTGATCTCCACTGTTATAAGAGTAATCAGCCCATCTGTTAACATTGGAAGCAACATTGGCATCAGGTTGAACAACCCAGACAAGTTCCTTACAAGGGTGGTTAAGAGAGAGCTTGCTCTTAACGGAAGCGTTAGAGAATGATTCAGCTCCAGAGTATTGAAGTTGTTCGATGAGATATTCCGTAACTACTTTTTGTTACCAAAAAGACTAGACTATATCTTAAGAAATTTTAGGTTAAATTGTCGACAAAATAACCCTCATTTCCCACTAACATTTAGTCGTTGAACCTTCTCCATAATTGAATGTAAATAGTTTGTAGGAGCTTGGCTGCGGATTACCCAATCCTTAACGTTTTTACCTTTGGGTACGGCTATTAACCGTGTTCCTTTATATCCTTTCGGACACAAAGTGGTAGTTAAGGCTCTAAGGGCTTCCCCGCAATTTGTTAGTGTCGCAATTATTATACTATCAAGGGATAAAAAACATGGGTGGCAGGTGACCTTGATATTAGTAAATAATCACTAGCAAACATATTTGGTGTTTACTTTCTAACACGTAAAATTCATGTTGGACCTGAGCGAATTGTCTGCGCTCATCAGTGTCAAGGTAGATATAATCAACATACAATGAAGCATTGGTCATAACAGGGGTAGCAACAGTGGTACCGGAACCCTTGACATAGCATTCACTAGCAGGTCGGAAAGTAATGTTGAATTTCACTTCGTGATATTGAAGTGCGATCAATGGTACGTTTATACCCCTCCTTTCGGAGAATTTAAGAAGCATTTTGCTTCGGGACTAGACTATATCTTAAGCAAATCTATTTAGATTTACCCAAATCCATTTAGTCGTTGAACCTTCTCCATAGGTGAAGTGATTTACCCTTAGGAGCTTGGCTGCGGATTGTCCATTGTAATATCCCGGAGATTATTACCTGTTGAATTCTACACTTTAAAGTGTTTCTTCAACCAATTTAAGCTTTCACTTAAACCTTGGTACTCCAATGAATTTAAATTATGAAGCTGTATAAATCTATGCGCAGATATCATTGCATTGAAAAATTCATACAATCTGAATTTGTTGCTTTTAGCAGAATTGTCCAAAATAGGTTGCATATTTTTCCAATTAAACGCTATGGCTTGCTCTTCCTTATTTGTTAGGTCAAACTTGGATAATGGTAATATGTGATCAAGTGTCCAATATGTACCATAATTGTCCATTGTCATTCCTTTCACAAATTGGAATTGTAACCATTCACGAAATTGATTAACTGTACAACCAAGGTATTCCATTGTCCTTTTATCTTTTAGACCTTTTGTAGTTATTAGAGCAAACACACGCCTTCTGTGAGAACGTATCAATCTTTTTTCTGGATTTGTTTGCATGTATTCTCTTCGGATTTTGTTGTATATATTAGTGTAATAATGTTTCATATATTTTCGTTTACAATCATTACATTCTAATCTGTAACCATGAGGAGAATCTAGTCTTCTTGTGTAATTAGATAAGGGGTTATCTTTACTACATTGAACACATTTTTTATTACCGTTAACAATTGGTGGTAGTTTTCTTTTCTCTCTCACATTAGTCTTTATTTCAGATTTATATTTTCTCACATAAGAATTTCTGCATTTTTTACAACTATTTCGTCTTTTTTTTGTATCTGCTCTTGTTTCAAATTCATCTTCATGTTTGTCTTCAAAACAAGTTATACACTTCATATATTTTTTTTAAAAACTTTCTTTAAATTCATTTTGTTAGGCTTTAGGATTTTCCCGCAATTTGAATTTGTCGCAAGCAATGATTAGTCAGATAAAAACTGGGTGGCGGAAAAATTATGACTAATATTATTGCTTACTAGCATGTTCTATGCTTTTATGCCCAATTTTTTTAGGCAAGACCAGGATTTCTGCAACGTTTACACCCCTCCTTTCGGAGTATTTTTTAGCACTTGTTTTGCTACGGGACTAGACTATATCTTAAGCAATTCACATTTGCAAATTACCCACTAACATTTAGTCGTTGAACCTTCTCCATAGGTGAAGTGATTTACCCTTAGGAGCTTGGCTGCTGATTGCCTATTTTTATCCGAGAGATTATTACCATACCCAAGTTTATTCTTGGCCAATAATACATTTCTGTACTATCTTGGTACTCCATCAAATATAAGGATTATTTTTCAAATTATATACTGTCCAAACTTTGTCATTTTTAACAGAATTATCTTCTGAAGTAAAAAATCCTTTATATTCAATTTTTGTCGGCTTTAAGGTTTTCCAGCAATTTGAAAGTGTCGCAAACGATTTTCGTTTACTAGCAACAGCACAGTAGTGCTTACTGTTTTAAGTCAAATTATCCTCTTAATTTGACACAGGTTGCTTTTTTGGTCAATTATTTAACCAGAATTGAAGAGGAATGTAACAAGTGTAAGCAGGGGTAGTGTTTGCTGGAGAAGCACTGCTACTAATCATATCTTCGTCATTACCAATCATAAGATCATAACCAGCTTCCTTTTCAGCATTTTGAGTAAGTTCATTCCAAATATTTAACCAGTCACCGTAATGCTTGTCAATAGTTTGCCCTCCAATATCAATGGAGACTTCGTCGATCAAAACATGACCGATGTTTCTTGCCCAAGCGACAGTTGCAGTACCTCCAGAGGCAGAAAGCGCTGGAAGATCAACTTGGAGATAGACCTTATGGATCAAATCTCCATTGCGAGAAACAGTGCAAGAAACCTTGCGTCCGAAATCTACAGTTCCATTGAACGTTTGTTCAATAGACTCAATTGCAAAGTTAGTGTGTCTTCTGTACACAACTTTGAAGAAAGTAATCTGAGGAGAACCAGTAAGATAGATATCTTGAGCTCCGTAAGCTACTAACTGCATAAGTCCGCCACCCATTTTATTGTTTTTATACCTTAACAAAAGAAAAAAAAAATTTGAAATAAACACATTAATTAAAAAATACTATTACTCAAAATAAACTTATATACATGTAATTTAAGAAGACCAAAAAATAGTCTAAAACTAGTCTAACACTGGTATAAACGCATTACATTTTATATAAACACTTCTTAATAATATCAATCTATTATATTATTTGCTCAAAATTCAAAATTCTTCCTTATTCAATACTTGCAACAAAAAGTTGTTTGTAAAAAAATTACGAGCAACATTCAATTAATAAATTAAAATAAATTAAAATAAATTAAAAAAGGCATCAAATTACTTGAATTCATTAATTTTATAAGAACGTTTATCACCATTTTCTTCCTTCAAGGTGTTTAATTCAATTGCTTTTACATTATAAGCTTTGGCCGCATCAATTTCATTATCATAAAATCCCAATCCTAATTGTTTTTTGTTATATACAAGATAAGCACGCCATTTTTTTCTTTTTTTATCAAAAATTACACCGTTGTATTTAGAAGTTTGCTTGTCATTTGCCAACTTTTGTTTTTCTTCAATAATGTTTTTAGGCATTACATTAACGTCATTCAGTTTGTATTTGTCAGGTTCCAATGTATTAAAATATGCTGCTTGTTGGTCATATAGTTTTGCACATACTAATGGATCTTTGCTACTTCCTAAAAAAAAGGATTTCCCTTTATACTTTATCTGACACATATATGTAGAACGTCTTTTATCAAATTGAACACCAATATATTGTGAACAACTCTTGTTTTCATTAAATGATGATGCTAATTCCTCTGGAACATTCCTTGGATTAGGTGTGTAATTGGGTTCGTTAATTGTATTTAGCAGATACTTACATTCCTGAGTATCGTTAAGATATTGTGCAAAATCATTATAAGCTTTTGCTGCTTCAACACCGTTTTCGTAATATCCTAAAAAATGATTTTGATAATTGTATTTTAATTCGGCTCTCCATTTATTTCTATCCTCTCTCCAAACAACCCCTTTATAAGTACCAGTTCTATTTGTTGACCACTGGGTGTTTTGTTGGTTTGTAACAAGTTCAAGATTATCAATTCTATTATCATGTCTAATTCTATTTATGTGATTGATGTGTTGTTCGGGTGTTAGCTTAACACCGTGAAATGCTTCGTAAATAAGTCTATGAAAAGCATAATTGTCATTACCAACTCTAAAATATATATAAGAGTGTTTGTTAGAACCCTTTAAAAATCTTGTTTGTTTTTTACTCCATATTTTGCCTTCATATGGATGAACTATATAATCACCAATGTCAATTTGAGCTCTTGATTCGTCTTGAGTCATTTAATATTGGTATGACAATCTTTCCTTTAAATACTTTTTCATTTTTTCTTAATGTCTTTATAGAACTTATTTAAGGAACCATCGAAATTTAAACTTTTACCAAAGTGAAATGCTTCCGGTCGTTTGTCAAGTATAAGTTTACAAGCTTCATGTGGTGTCATTCCATGTTTTGCCACAAGGTATGCTGCTATAGATATCGCGCTCCTCTGTCTCCCTGCCCAACAATGGATAAGTAAATTGTTTTTTTGCAAATTGAGATGCTTATTGATGAACTCAACAATCACAGGCATGTATAGATACATTTTCTCAAAGTCTTTTTCTTTGAGCGAGTCTTCGACTGGAATTCTCATATATTCTATATCTTTATTATTAGCGAAATGGTTTGGTATATCCACCGTACAATTTAACACAGCCTTAATGTTTTTATCTTTGAAAAACTGTTTATCCTTTGCTGCTTGAAAATTACCCAGATACAATCTATTTGCAACCTTGTTATATGAAGTTAATGGTTTATCTTCATCTGGTATTCGCAGTCCTGCTTTAATTGGACTATGTCTTCTTATATAGTCAGCTAATGAAAGACGATGTGTCGTTCTTCTCGTTCTTTTCTTTTTAACATCCGTCATCTATTATACCATATTATAAAGAAAATAAAAAGTTGTAATACTTGCTTTAAAAATTACGATTAAATGCTATGGCACCAATTTCATTAGCAGTAAGTAAATACGCTGGGATGTAATTGAAGTTTTTAATTGATATAAAATTGTCAGCTCCCAATGTCAAATTTCTTGTTGGATCAAACGGTACCGGATCAGCTGGTAAAGTATGATTCACTACACTTCTTCCATCCAAATAAATTTGAATGTTTCTTCCATTTTGTTGCCAAATAATGTTATGCCAGTCATTGTCCCATGGTAAATTAGCATTTGGTATACCCATTCCACACTGGGCATCATTTGAACTATTACCATATGAATATCTAAATCCTATAGCTTCTCCATTTGTTACTGCAATAACTGGAGTTCTTTGATCACAATCAAAATTATTTCGTGGTGCGCTTGTATATTTTTGTATAATATTAATCATACCGGTACCTCTTGTCAATCGTTTAAAATCAAATGTCATTGTCCAAATGTTTTTGGTATCACATGTGACAAAAGCTGTTCCTAAAACATTTTTGGTGGCGTCTACATTTCCATTAATGTTTAATGTATTACTCGACATACACGAATTATATGCTGGTGCTGATAAACGTTCTTTAGCTAACATAAATTTCAATTCTGCAATGTTGTTGCTTAATGTAGAATTTATGTTATTCATAGAATTTGATGCCGGCGCGAATTTGTTATCAATATCCTTTTTGTTATAAAAATTTGTCAGTGATGACACATTCTTATCAAGTAACCAACCCTTTGATAACATGTCGTTTATCATACTACCTTGTACGTATCGACTGTCATACACACTTTGTAAACCACCAATCGTATTGTTGATACTTGTTAGGGCTGACGCTGAGGCATATCTACCGTCATACACACTTTGTAGACCACCAATCGTATTGTTGATACTTGTTAGGGCTGACGCTGAGGCATATCTACCGTCATACACACTTTGTAGACCACCAATCGTATTGTTGATACTTGTTAGTGAATCTTGCATGCTACCAATTGTACCTTGCATGCTACTAATCGTGTTGTTGATACTTGTTAGTGCTGATGCTGCTGGAGCATATTGTGTATCAAACACACCTTTAAGACCACCAATTGTATTATTAAGATTTGAAAGGGCTGACGCTGAGGCATATCTACTGTCATACACACTCTGTAGACCACCAATCGTATTATTGATACTTGTTAGTGAATCTTGCATGCTACCAATTGTACCTTGCATGCTACTAATTGTATTATTAATACTTGTTAGTGCTGGCGCTGGGGCGAAACGACTATCACTTTGAGGTTTTGTGTAATAATTACTTAAAGCTGACGCTGGAGCAAAACGAATATCACTATCCTTTTTATTATATGCATCACTTGATTGTCCCATTTTCTAAATTGTAATATTATATATTATTAAAAAAAAAATTAAAAACAATAAATTTAAACATAAATGTATTTATTTTGGTAAATGTTAAAAATACTTTTTAAAGGATGGACTTCTATTCCTCATAGCTATGCTGTAGTATTGTGTTTTCAATTGATCCACTTAAAATTGAACCATGGTGACGACGTTATGATTTTTGTAGATGAACAAGAATACTATAACAAGGATTGGGAAAACCAAAAAAAATTAGTTTATACATCTGAATACAACGAATTAATTAAATCATTTCCAAAATGGAATGGTGAAGAAGTCGATATTGTATATAGTATAACATATCCTTACAACGTCTCTAATGTAAAGATAAATAATAAACCAATACCAAAATGTGTTTTTTATACTTCAGAGTTTGCTTGGTTGGATCAAAACTATTTTTGTGTTAATAAACAAACTTTTTTGAATTCCAATGAACTTATCAAATACATAGGCAATTCTCGAGATTTATATTTTACTTCTCCTAGTGTATGGTCGTCACAAGGACTCAAAATGTTAGGAGTTCCAGATAAAAGAAATAGAATAATTACCCATGGGGTAGATACTTCTTTGTTTAAATTAGATCAAACAAAGACAACAAGAAAGGAGATACGTGATTTTTTTAAATTTAGTGATGAAGATATTGTTTTGGTCAACATTGGTGCCATGACACAAAATAAAGGAATTATACTAATATTGGAAGCATTACATACATTAGTAAACCAGATGGGTCACAAAGAGTTCAAATTACTATTAAAAGGAACAAGTGACTTGTACAATTCACGTATGTTTCTAGAATCATATATTGATAACATGATAAAGAGTAATATAATGAGTGAAAGTGACTCCATAAACTTGTTAAACAATCATATTGTATTTTTGGACAAAACATTCACATATAAAAGAATAAATGATATATTTAATGGTTGTGATTTGTATATCTCACCGTACTTAGCCGAAGGATTTAATTTAACAGTATTAGAATCTTTGGCGTCTGGGTTACCTGTTTTAGTTCCCGAGACTGGAAGTACTTATGAATATATTAATGAAATACAGCAAAACGGAGGACATCCTTTCATATATAAAGTTCCATCTAAAATTGCAATGCATAATAATGGAATGAAACAAAATGTTATCAATGTCAAAGACCTTATAAATACACTTGTAACAAATAAACACAGTATCATTACTATGAAAGACTTTCGATACACAGAAAGTGAAAAAATGCATAGTTATCTAAATACATATTATTCATGGAAAACTGTTGCAAGTATGTTGTATGAATATTTGGAATTCATAGTAAAAGAATCGAAATAACTTTTTTGTACAGTTAATTACATATAATATATACAGTTTACTATGAATATAATTAGCCTTATTTTAATAACAGTAGGTCTATTTATTTTATTGTTTATATGGATAACATCTGAAACCAAGTGTAAAGAACGAGTTGTGGTTAAATATATGTGCCCGAACAAGTCTATTTTGGATGTTCAATTTAGCGAAGACAACAATCCTAGTAAAATATACAGTGATCTTTTTCAGAAACCAAGTCCTTGGGTAGGTGGCTTTTCACTAGAAAACGGAAAAACATTTACTCTTGAAAACAAAAAAAAATAAAAATATAAATGACAAACCGGTATTTTATATTACATTTATATTACATATTACTTTTATTATGGTATTACTGCAACAAATTGTTTTTATAGATGGCGCAATGTTGTGCCTAAGTATATTTAATAAAAAATATACATGTATTACATATAAGGCCAGTTATGCTTACAGATTTGCATTTTACACATTAATACATCTTTTATGTTCAATCAGTAATAATTTGCACTGTTCGTACGTTTGTAATTTACATTTTTATATTTTGTTGGTGACTCCATTTGTACAAAATAAAATCTGGGAAAGTGCACAAGGTTTGAATTCAAAAATCGACTTAATATTATCTACAGCGTGTAGCATCGGAACATTATTTTCCAAATATTACATTGCAGGCAAAGTTGTGAAATACTTAAGACAAATATGTAATTCTAGATTAGATAATAGCACTATTTTCATATTTATACATGTACTTACAAAAAAAACAATAAGACAATGTTTGGAAAAGTATTTCTTCTTTCTGGTAATGCGCATCTTGAAAAAGTATAATTATACATATTTTCAAAGTTTAAGATACGTTCTACTAGTTGAAAAAGAGTTTTGGTTAGAAGATTTGAAAAATGAAAAAGCAGTTTTTGTTATCAAAACTCTTGTCGAGAACAAAAAATGGATAAATTTAACAGATTTTCAATTTATGCAATCTCTTTTCACTCTATCATACGACACGTTACATCAAAAAAGCTACGTATTTTGTGTCTATATGTATTTTTCATATTGTACGGTGAATATAATATCAAGTATCCAATACGTCAATCTTTTTCATGTTATAATCTACGAGCATACAATTAATATTTTAATTGAATATCCATATAATGCATTACGAGAACAAAATAGCATTAGATTATATATTAAATGTATCATTTTATATCTTATGCTATTTTATTCAAATATTGTTTTCACAATAATATTCTACTTTTCATCAAGTCTTTTTTACGATCTTTTATTAGAGTTTAAATTTTTTATTAAGAACTACAATGACATAAAAAAAGTGACAAATTACTATAAGAATGAAGTTGACAATTATTAAATTAAACCACAAATCATTTTTGTTCTTATATAATATACAACCGTATATGATAGATGAAAAGTTCAAAATATTACTTGAACAAAATTGGACCCCCGAAGAAGAAGACCTTATTAAAAAAATCATGTCTGGAGTGAAATACTATACTAAGATTTTACCAAAAAATCTTAAAAAGGACATTGCGGATGCGTTAGACTTGTGCAATAAATTAAAAACAGAACTTGAATCGTTTAAGCAAATTCCTTAAAGATATTTTTTCATTATTATAAAACGCAAAATTGCGTTTAATTTTTTCTATGTTATATATATAACAATAAAATATATGTCATATACAAGTTTATATCATAATCAACCTGTTGTTATTCTCAACACCACTGAATCCACCGGATTGACCACTGGTTCATTTATTATGCATGGTGGTGTATCTGCTAGTGGAAATTTACATATTGGAGGAAATGCTGTAATAACTGGTTCACTAACAGCCGGTTCTTTTGCTGTACAAAACTTGCAAGCTGGTACAATTACTGTATCTACGTTACTCTCAACTGACTCCAAATTAACTAATACTACTATTACTAATCTTAACGTATCTTATATCAGTTCAGGAACACTTCTTGCAACAACATTAGTGTCTTCAGCAAATATTACCGCGTCATTAATAACTACTGGTACATTACTTGGTACTAATGGCTTAATCACAAATATTACTTCAACTAATATTAATGTTACAAGTATTCAATCAGGAAGTATTAATGTAAATCAAACTACAGAAAGTGCTGGTATTGGTTCTGGTGCACTTATTGTAGCTGGAGGAGTGAGCATTGCTAAGAATTTGAATGTTGGTGGAAATGCTACTATCACTGGCAACTTGTATGTTAACGGAACTGCCACTTATGTTAATACTCAAACTCTTGATATTGAAGATAACACTCTTGTTTTGAATGCTGGCCCTGCTGGAAGTGGTGACGGTGGTGTTTTGATTCATCGACACGGCTCGGATGTTACCGTTGAAACTCCTGTCACATCAGGTTCTGCAACAGCTGTGTCTCAAACAAGTATTACATTTCCATCTGCATTTACTCAATCCAATAACTTTTATAGAGGTTGGTGGGTAAAGACTACCGATGGTGTTGCTCAAATTACCGCTTACGATGCAGGTACTCGAGTTGCTACTTTATCCACTTCAGGCAACACTTTAGGAGAACTTCCGGAAAGTGTAGACTTTGATCTTTTCAACAAAAGTTACATTGCTTCTTACTATGCTGAAGGTGAAGATGAATACCGTGTTGCATTCGTTGCTGATGTATTGGATGTTAATCGAGATTTGGAAAACTTTGGACATTATGCTAAAATGAGAGTTGATACTCTTTATGCTCAAGATGCAGTGTCTGCTGCCAATTTGATGATTACAAGTGCTGCCACCATTGCCAACCTTAAATTGTCCAATGCAAGTTTGGATTCAGTCACCGTTGGTAACTTGTATGTCACCGCTGCTTCCATTCTTCATGGTGGAGCAACTGCTGGCGCCCTTGCTGTCACTGGTGAATCCCTTCTTCGTGGAGCTGTTACTGCTGGTGCACTCGATGTCACCGGAAACTCCATTCTTCAAGGACTCAATACCATGGGTGCACTTGCTGTTACTGGAGAATCCTTCTTGAGAGGAGCTGTCACTGCTGGTGCTCTCGATGTTACTGGAAACTCCATTCTTCAAGGACTTAATACCTTGGGTGCTCTCGCTGTCACCGGAGAATCTTTCTTGAGAGGTGCTGTCACCGCTGGTGCTCTGAACGTCACCGGGGATTCTATTCTTCAGGGTAATGTTACTGGTGGGGCACTTGCAATTGTTGGAGAATCTTTATTAAGAGGAGCTGTTACTGCTGGTGCTCTCAACGTCACTGGCAATTCAATTCTTCAAGGACTTAACACTTTGGGTGCTCTCGCTGTCACCGGAGAAAGTTTCCTCCGTGGTGCTGTCACTGCCGGTGCTCTTGATGTCACTGGAAACTCCATTTTACAAGGACTTAACACTTTGGGTGCTCTTGCAGTTACTGGAGAAAGTTTCCTCCGTGGAGCTGTAACTGCCGGTGCTCTTGATGTCACCGGAAACTCCATTCTTCAAGGACTCAATACTCTAGGTGCTCTTGCTGTCACTGGCGAGTCCTTTTTAAGAGGAGCTGTCACTGCTGGTGCTCTTAACGTCACTGGCGACTCAATTCTACAAGGCTTGAATACTCTGGGTGCTCTTGCTGTTACTGGAGAAAGTTTCCTCCGTGGAGCCGTTACTGCTGGTGCTCTTAACGTCACTGGAAATTCAATTCTACAAGGCCTCAACACCATGGGCGCCATCGCTGTTACTGGAGAAAGTTTTCTCCGTGGAGCTGTTACTGCTGGTGCTCTCAATGTCACTGGAGACTCAATTCTTCAAGGACTCAACACCTTGGGTGCACTAGCTGTTACCGGAGAAAGTTTCCTTCGTGGAGCTGTTACTGCCGGTGCACTTGCGGTTACTGGTGAATCCTTGTTAAGAGGAGGTGTCACCGCTGGTGCTCTTAACGTCACCGGAAACTCCATTCTTCATGGACTTAACACTTTGGGTGCACTTGCCGTCACTGGAGAAAGTTTCCTTCGTGGCGCTGTCACTGCTGGTGCTCTCGATGTAACCGGAAACTCTATTCTTCAAGGACTTAATACTTTGGGTGCACTTGCTGTTACAGGAGAAAGTTTCCTCCGTGGTGCCGTTACTGCAGGTGCTCTCAATGTCACAGGCGATTCCATTCTGCAAGGACTCAATACCTTGGGTGCACTTGCCGTCACTGGAGAATCCTTCTTGAGAGGAGCTGTCACTGCTGGTGCTCTTAACGTCACTGGAAACTCCATTCTTCAAGGACTCAATACTTTGGGTGCTCTTGCTGTTACAGGTGAATCATTTTTAAGAGGAGCTGTTACTGCTGGTGCTCTCAATGTAACCGGAAACTCTATTCTTCAAGGACTCAATACTTTGGGTGCTCTTGCTGTCACTGGTGAAAGTTTCCTCCGTGGAGCTGTCACTGCTGGTGCTCTCAATGTCACTGGCGATTCCATTCTTCAAGGTCTTAATACTTTGGGCGCGCTTTTAGTTACAGGAAATTCATCTTTTGTTGGTGGAGTATCTTCTGGAACATTAAGAATAACTAGCACTGAAAACGTTTTTAGTCACACTGGTGAAGCTGCTCTTGTAGTTGAAGGAGGTGTTAATGTACGAAAGAATTTGTTTGTTCAGGGTCCCTCTTTGAAAATACCATCAGGAAACACAGCTGACAGACCAGCCGATCCAATTCAAGGATTTGTAAGATACAATACTGAATATTCACAATTTGAAGGCTTTGGAGCTGGCAATGCGTGGGGCTCATTAGGAGGTGTTGTTGACATTGCACAAACTACAAAAGTATTAGCTTCTGCAACACCAGGTATTACCGACGGTAATTTGTATTTCTTCAATGTTGGTTCCGAAACCATGAGAATAAACAGTGCAGGAAATATTGGTATTGGCACTTCTGCTCCAAGTTACAAGCTTGATGTTATTGGTTCCCTTGGTGCTTCTATTGGTCTTACTGCTGGTTCTTTGAATGTCACTGGCGAAAGTTTCCTCCGTGGTGCTGTCACTGCTGGTGCTCTCAATGTCACTGGCAATTCCATTTTGCAAGGTATGAATACTTTGGGTGCCCTTGCTGTTACTGGTGAAAGTTTCTTGCGTGGAGCTGTCACTGCTGGCGCTCTTAATGTAACCGGAAGCTCTATTCTTCAAGGACCTGTTACTGCTGGGGCACTATATGTCACTGGAAACTCTGTATTGCAAGGTTCTGTCACCGCAGGTTCTCTTATGGTTAATACTGTAAATATGACTCCTAGTTTAGGTGACATTTTATCTGAAAGAAGTTTTGCAGCTGATAATGGAATTAATACTCAAACATTAGTTACAGGATTATCTTTCCCAAATGGTATTGTAAGATCCTTTTTAGGGCATGTATCCGTTAATATTATAACCAGCGCTGGTCCAAATCTCGCAGCATGTTACGAATTAAAGGGAGTCCAAAAAGATACGTCTGGATCTTGGGTTATTAATACAAGCTTTATTGGTGATAACACTGGGGTGACATTCCATATCGACAATTTAGGTAACATAAAATACACATCAACCTCAATTGGTAATTTCCTTTCTAGCACATTCAAATTTAAAGCAAACACTACAAGTGTTTAAATTGAGTTCTATTGAAAGCTTCAATTAAAATAGATTGATCATTGTGTGTTAAAACTAAATCGGGATATATAATATTAAAACGCAACAATAAATTACCTCTTTCATTCTTATCATTTTTAATACCTTTATTATAAATAATATATTGTTTATTAGGATTAATTATACCGAAACCAATGCTGTCAATTTCCAATAGTTCATCAAATAATGGAATTTCTAATTTTTTACCAATAATACTTTCTTTTAGAGAAATATCAATTTTATGTACAATGTCAAGATTGTGACGCTCAAAATTTTTATGAGGTTCTGTATCAATTACAATAATCAAGTCACCCGATTCTTCATCCTTCTTGTAACTTTGTTCACCCCATTCCGGAAATTTAAATGTCTTTCCATTTTCTACACCAGGATTAATTACTATCTCAAATATTTTTTCTTCTGTTTTTTTATTTTCAATGCATGTAGAATCACAAGTAATGTTAGCATCATCATTTGATTTCCAACCATGTCCTTGACACACGTGACATACTGTTTCTGACACTTGAACTATAGGTCCAAATGAATGCTGGACCTTTTTGCTACCTCTACCATTACATATTTCACAAACATATGTACATGTTTTGCATAAAACATTTCTTTTGACTTTAATTTTCTTGGTAGTACCAAAATATACATCTTCTAATGTAATTTTACATGTATATACTGAATTTGCTTTTTTCACTGTTTGTTGGTTAAAATGGAAATTAAAAAACGAATTAAATGTATGTGTTGGTTGAAAATGTAATCCGCCACCACCGCCACCATCGTACCGTTGACGTTTAATTGGATCACCTAATGTATCATATGCCTCTTGTATTTTTTGAAACTGTGCTGTATCTCCTTTTTGTTTATCTGGATGATACTTTAGCGCTAACTTTTTATAAGCTTGTTTTATTTCGTTTTGTGATGCTTGTTTAGGGATATTTAGTATACTGTAATAATCTGACATTCAATATTACAGTTGTGAAATATAATTTAATCTATATTGTACCGTAATTTACATTACGCTGATGTTGTTATCGCTCTAAATTTTACAACGGTTGAGATCCACGAATCCGTGTTTGCACTAGTATATTGAATTATTCCACTATTATTAATAGAAAAAATAAATCCCAAATCGTCTCCAAAATATGAAGATTGAATAATCCAACCGCTTGACTTTTTTAATCCTTTTATATCAAATAGAGCATCAAAAGATTCACTCGATGTTGTTATCGTTACACATGCTGTAGCTACAAATGATTTGACATTCAAGTGTGTAAAAGAGAAACCTAATACGGGAGCTGGTGTAGTTTGATTGTTTGATGCATAAAAAGTTTGTTCAGCCGTAATATCTCCCACGCTAGGAGATATGTTTATATCATTAACATACAATTGCTCACCAACAAATAAATTTCGGTATATAGATACCCCACCATATGCTGTCAAAGTAGATTGAGATGTCAAACTACTTACATTAGATGTATTCGTCAGTAAAATACTGGATGCATTGCCCAGTCTTAGTTGATAATTTTCATAAACAAAATCTGGGCTACCAATGATTGTATCATATCCATTACCCCTCAATACAGCATGAGGATTATGAAAATTTGCTCCCGTCCCACCTCTATTAACTGGCAATGGTGGGAAAAGTGAAGGAGTATTATTTATAAATCTAACAATCGCATTCTCAGTATTTATGTTTGTATATTGTAAATATCCTGTATCACCTGTAGTTGTTATGGAAAAATGAATACCGGAAGGATCTCCTATATATCTTGAATTCAGTTTCCAATTGCTATCACAGTACAACCCTTCTAATTCATATAGAGCATATTTATTCAATGGAGCAATTTCAACATATGCAGTAATCCGGAAATTAGTTTTTGTATTATCAAATTTGAATTTGATATTGTCAACATTTTCAGGAACAAATGTGTTTGCGTTCAGTGTTATAGTTGATTGCGAATGAAGAATTTTCAATTGTTGTACTCTAATAAAATAGTCATTTGTAACATTAGTGTTTGTGTATTGAATTTTTCCATAACCATTTTCTGAAACTACTCTAAATCTAATATTTGTAATATTTCCTATATTGTGATTATTTAATTCCCAATCACTTCCTTTTTTCACACAGTTCATAAAATATAAACCATGTTTATTGTCTGTGGGTGATGTTATGTGAAGTAATATTTTATTCGAATCTACATTTGAACTGTCAAATGATAGTCCAGGGACATTTAAGAAGTTGTTTGAAGATGTTTGAGTCAAGGGTACATTCAACTGAGTACTACTAGGGTGAAATGAAACTTGAGATGCAGTTCTAAATCGTATCGAAGTATTTCCTGTAGAATTTGTGTTTATGTAATGTATCTCCCCTTGGTCCTCGTCGGGATTATTTATTATAAAAAAATCTACATTTCCCTTTTCTCCTATAAATGTCTTTGATATATACCAATTAGAATTTCTATTTATTCCACGTATTGTGTAAAGAGCACAAGAGGTATTGTCATGTTGAACATAAATATAAGTAATAAATGCTAACACGTCTGAATTTTTAAATGTTAATGTCGGTATAAGTTCTGGGGATAGAACATTGTTTTGCAAATCCAGTGGGTATTCTAAGTTATCTTCTAGTGCACAACAGTCACAACTTTGTGAAACAATTGTATCTACGTATTCCTTGTTTACTGCATCAAGTGGGTCATATGGGGTCTTGACGTTTTTTATATTTTGTATGTTTACATCTAATTCTCCTCCTATGTATACATTCTTACCAAAACTTGCCCCGCCATTGACCGTCAAAACCCCTCCAGAGTTTAACCCGCTTGCATTGGTCGTACTTTGTAACACAAGATATGTGTTCTCATTGGCTTTCAAAGTTCCTATTGTCCCGTTTGCAATATCAAAAAATAAATTATCATATCCCCGTATTGATGAACCAGTACTCTGAGCGATGATTAATTGCCCAGAAGTAAAAACTCCACTTGCACCATTTCCCCCACTTACAATAATAACCCCATTAGTATTAGCTGTAATTAAATCATCAATATATTTTTTGTTTACTGCATCATAAGGACTTGTTGGTAATGCCACACCTGAAATTTTAGAATCATTTAAGAAAATATTCCCGTTTACATATAGATTTTTGTATATACTTGCTCCACCATAAGTTATAATACTTGTTGGAATACTTGTATTTAAAGTATCTGATGAATTATATATTACAAGACTTCCTGCAGTATTTCCTAATTTTAATGAAGTTCCATCATATAAAAAATTCGAATACCCTTTCACAGTTCCCGGATCAGTTGTTCCTATTAGCACTTGTTGGTTTTGAAATGACCCTAATAAACTACCAAATGTTTTACTATCTACATAATATTTTGTAGCTACATCTGTATTGTTGGTAGGCTCTTTTACATTTTTAATTCCGTACATACCTAAATTTAAATCATTATTCATAAACGTTTTCCCACCTATACTCACTCCTCCATCTATTATCAATGCTCCAGTTGATATACCTGAAGATTGCGAGGTGTTTTGTATGTACACAGGGGTTTTAATATTCAAATTATTTCCATTAAAAGTAAAAGAATCATATCCTCTAATAGCTGTCCCATTGTTTTCACCTATTATCACTTGACCAGTTGTAAAATTACCACTCAATTTACTAGCAACTAAATCAACATAATCTTTGTTAACTGCATCTGTACCAACTACAGGTGTTAATACATTTAGTATTCTATTATTATTCACATTCAATTGACCACCTATGTTCACATTTTTACATACACTCATCCCCCCAGCTATTGTCAATGCTCCTCCATTTGATATATTTGCTGAATTTGTTGTATTTTTTATGGTTATTCCTCCATCTAATATGAAACTTGCTGTTGTAAGATTAGAACTTGGTTGTGTATATGGTATATATATTTGCTCATTCTTTTTTATTATGATGTTTTGTATATTTATTCCATTGTTGTAATCATATTCCATAATATTATTTGTGTACAGTGTCCCGGCTACTTCCACAGAACCATCTCCTTGTAAATATGGAAGTTCAGCGGGTGATAATGAAAGATTACCTTTTATTAAGAATCCCTCTAAATTTTGTCCAAATCCGGATTCCATAGATTATCAATATAATCTAACACTTATTTATTTTGAACATTTTTTATACCATTTTCTAACGATTAACATTAGAATGTGTTTAATGTTCGTATCCATATAACATTATGTTTTTGTTATTGTAAAAACAATGGGTGTGTTTTAATAACATTTTCTTGTACAAAACATCATCATAATATTTATCATCATACTTTTGACATATTTCCTCTACACTATCCTCTTCAATTTCACAGAATGGAACTCCAATATCTCTAAGATATTTCACAAAATTCATACAATTTGTGTGTTTGTTGTTTATAATAACAGGTATGACTCCCAAATACAAACACTCCCAAAACCTATGAGTATCTAAACCATTCCCTCTCATACATAAACAAAATCGATACATTGAAAGTTCCTCTAAATAATCAACATATGGTTTACTCACTGATAATTCAAAATTCTTGGCTTTTTTAATCTCATGTAATAAGGCATACCTATATCGGTACGTGTTTGGATTTATATTTACATAAATGTTCCTTGATTTCTTATTCATGTAAGTTTTCTTCATTGTCTTGTATAATGCTTTTATATCCCCATGACCCCACATACTATTTGCAATTCCTATCGGTAGTAACGTCAATTTGTCCTTCCCTGTCATATAAGGATAATCTATATTTTGTGCATAAATATGTGTTATCAAAGGATGATCTACCAAACTTTTGTGAGATGTGTTGAATGAATGATCAGAATTATGTATATATAATATATATTTATAATTTTTTGTTAGATATGGAAGTATCTTTTTAATAAACATATCCAGCTCGTGTGTGTATAATCCAAGTTTTATTTCTCCTGCATTCTCCTTTTTTAGTTCTCTAAATAATTCATCTAACTTTTTGGTATTTACATTTTCCCAATCATTAATTATTATAATATCTTTTGCATATTGTTGCAAATTTTTATGAAAGTTATATACTTGTCTCGACAGTAATACAACATCACATAATGATAATACTCTTTCACCTGAAATTATGTCATTGTATTGTAAGCAATTTAAGCTTGAAAATAGATTTAATTGTTTACTGTGAATATGTAGATTTGCAATTGAACTTAATCCATGTGATTGCTTATTCTTTGCAACATATATATCTATTGGTTTTGAATGAATATCTGTCTGAACCTTCAACCTAAAAAAATCACATGTGTTTGGCTTAAATACGCTTGTTTCATTTATAAATCCAACACTATTGTTTGCAAATTCATTTAGGCAATTTGTATTTCTTACGTCTACACCTCCTAGATATTGCCCTATGGCCGCCCCATCAAAAATCAGATTGTTGGGTTCAGGGATTATAGGAAATTGCATCTTACATGGAAAGGAACCCAACAAATCCATATCATTCATAAAATGTAGACTATTGCAAAATTTATTTACTATAAATGCATTCATCTCCTTCACCTTTATTGAGTCTGGGAAAAATAGGATGGATGGTACAACTCTTTGTGGGGAATCTTGCACCATCCATACAAGATTTGAAATATCTGAGTTCCCCTTAGTGATAGTATTATATATACTCGTAAATGTAATATACATCATAATATCATTCTCAATATGGAATACATTTTTCAATTGGTAAAGCTCTAAAAAAGCTTGAATATAAAAAAATCTAGCAGTTGTGGTAATCCAAAATTGCTCCCTGAAATTTAAATCTATTGAGTGTTTATGTTTTAACAGTGCTCTTTTGTAATCATTGAATAAACTATTTGTTTCTACAACCCCTTGCAATCGAGATATTTCTACTACATGTACATGCTGCAAAATATCGAATAATTTAAAAGATTCTTTAAAATAATCTGCAAGATTGAATTTTGACACCCTTGCTTCAAATTCGCTCTTCAAACAATCATCTATAATTACATATATTTGACATAAATCACGGTTAATTAACAAAGTTTGATATACAGAGTCGTATATATATTCGGGCAATGTTTTACCAATATGCACATATACCAAATTCATATTGCTTTTACACCTTTGGTATAAATTTATTATTACTAATAAACACAAATTACAGTAATAATAATAATAATAATAATAATAATAATAATAGTTAGTGATAAATACCATAACATAATATTTTAATTCCGTGACATAATATTTTAATTCCATAACATAATATTTTAATTCCATAACATAATATTTTAATTCCATTATTTCATATATCATATCATGACTTTGGAATCTCTCTCATATATCATGACTTTGGAATCTTAAAAATTCGTAATTTGCTCTCTCATTTAAAATTCTCCTCTTGTATTCACGTAGTTCATTCGGCTCAGCAAGTTCTATGTCTCTGTCAGTTATATCACCTTGTATTTGAAATGCATTGTGCATTGTTTCCAAATTTGATATATCTTTTGTTTGTTTTGGTATTCCCTTCCACAAATTTATTACTTTCTTCTTCATACTATTGTCTTTATTGTCTTTATTGTCTTTATTGTCTTTATTGTCTTTATCACTATATTCTTCTTCGGTTATTTTATCTATTTTTTGTATTTTATCAGCAACATCTGGAAGTGATACATTGTTATTTAAATTTTGTTTTTTTAATTGACCCATAATTGAATCTGAAATAGTAGGACCTTTTACGTTCAAAGAATCATAAATTTTTAAAACTTGCGCTACATAAGACATTGCTTGTTTTCTATCACGGCGATACATGCACATTTGTTGTTGTATATCGTGATATAATCTTGAGTAATCCCTTGCAGCAGTCAAATGTTTCTCACTCGTTTCTTCCAATTTAAGAAAGTTTTGTAATACTGACAATACTGTTATACCATATGTAAAAATACGACGCACTATGTCCATTGCTAAATTGCCATTTGAAGGTATCGTCGTTTCTGCTGATAAACCTGTACTTAATACAAGCAAAATTACACTTAGAATTTTATTACAGAATTGATATTTACTAGCACTCCTCTCGTGCATCCATTTATATGATGCAGCATTTTCACCAATTGATATAATGATTTTTTCATTTTTGTCATTCCATCCATTATTAAAATTTATTTTATCTAATTTATGTTCTAATTTACTCATTCCTTTTCCATTTTCTTCGTAGTTCTCATTAATACTATGTTCAGGGGTCACTTGTTCTGGACTTGGAGTATATGGAGAGGAGGTGTTCTCACCATTTTTATTATTTTTATTCAAGATGTCATCTAAAATCACATCCAAATCTTTAGATGTCACCTTTTTTTCTTTCATTCGTTTTTTCTTTGTGTGTTAAATTTCTTAATTTTAAATATCCAATGTATTTAAAAAATTGATTTTTTTGTTAATTCAAATTTAAATAATGAGAATCAAAAAAAGAGATGGTAGATTTGAACAACTTTCTTTTGACAAAGTCATCTTCAGATTACGTAAACTTTGTAATGACCCAAACTTGACACCTTTGACACAAGTAGACCCTGATATTGTTGCTCAGCAAGTAGTTTCACGTATTTACGACGGTGTAACTTCTTGCGAATTGGATGAAGAAGCTGCTAGAATAGCTGTAAACATTACAGATAATATGGAATATCATAGTTTGGCATCTAGAATTACTATCAGTAACATGCATAAATCGACCAATGAAAAATTTAGTGATGTTATGGAAATGTTATACAACAATAAAGATACCAATGGAACTCATGCCCCTATTTTGGCTGATGACATCATAGACATTATTAGAAAGCACAAAGATGTTCTTGACAATGTCATCAAATATGAAAGAGACTATTTATTTGATTACTTTGGTTTCAAGACACTAGAGAAAAGTTACTTGCAAAAAATTATGGATCACAATACCAACCAAATGCATGTTGTTGAGCGTCCTCAACACCTTTATATGAGAGTAGCTGTTGGTATACATAAAGACGACATTGCATCTGCCATTAAAACGTACGATTTAATTTCCCAACACTTTTACACACATGCTAGTCCTACTCTCTTCAACAGCGGTACACGATTGGCAAACTTATCAAGTTGCTTTCATGAAGACACCATTGTAGCAACAGTAAATAGAGGACCTGTTAAAATCAAAGATGTTAAAGTGGGTGATGAAGTTATTACTCATAAAGGAAATGTGAAAAAAGTTGTACAATTACATAAAAATCCATTAAATAATCGAAAATTTTATGAATTAAATATTGCAAAAACAGCACCTGTAAACGTAACAGATAATCACAAAGTATGGGCTGTTAAAGTTGAAAAAAATAAACAAGGTAAAAAACACAGCGACAAAAGACAAATGTATGACATCGAGTTTGTAAGGGAATATTTAGCAAAGGATAATTGCCAGCTTCTTAGCAGTGAATATAAAAATATTAAAACTAAACTAGATTTCATTTGCTTTTGTGGGAGAGAAGCTAATGCTAGTTTTGAAAGCATTTATTATGGAGATATTCGTTGCAATTCAAGAGAATGTATTTTTAAAAGAAAATCCAAATTTTGCAAGCAAAAGACTTATAGCGACCCAAAGTGGATTTCAGTGGAGGAATTGGAAAAGGGTGATTATGTATGTATTCCTAACAAAATAGTAGATTACAAAAATGAATACGTTATTGATGCACAAGATTTTGATACTAATATAAAAAGTGATAAGCAAGTAGAATATGAATATGACGTTGAGTACACAGAAACTTGCGCAACAGTATCAACTACGTATGTGGTTCCTACATACTCTTACCAAAAAGTCAATAGAAAATGGGTTATAACATCTGATGTTGCCAAATTTATTGGAGTATTTTACGGAGATGGTCATATAATGAAAGCAATAGGTAAAGATGGAAAAGAACGTATACGAGGAATTGGAATAACAATTCATTCAAAGAATGTTGATTTAATAAATTTTTGTGTGCGCACTGGTGAACAACTATTTGGCATAAAAGCATGTATACATAAAATGCATAATCAAAATGTTGTTCAAGTATTATTTAATTCTATGATAATTGGTTTTGTTTTCAAACAATTATTTGGTGTTTATTTCGATGGTAAAAAAATTTGGTCGGATATGTTCCAATGGAACAAATTGTTGGTACACAGTTTATTAGAAGGTATAGTGACAACAGATGGATGTGTTACGAAAGATGGTAATGTTATGATTCAAATGTCAAACGTTCAGTTTATGCGTGATTTGTACTATTTACTGCGTAACAACAACATTGATGTTTCATATGGAAATCCTCGAAGACAACATAATGGGACTGCGGATCATGTGACTATTAATATTCCGGCAAAATATATTAATTTTAATAATATCAACAAGATTTACAGTGATGATAGATTGAAAAACACCAGCATAAATAAATGTCGAAATCAATATTCCTCAATTACCGTTAATGATTTTACTTTTTTGCCTGTCAGAAGTAAGAAGGAATTATTAGATGATCTTCCCGATTATGTATATACTTTAGGAATCGAAGATGATCATAGCTATAATGTAGAGGGTATCGTTGCCCAGAATTGTTTTCTCCTTGGAACTGAAGATTCACTCGAAGGTATTTTTAAAACTTTTACTGATTGTGGGAAAATATCTAAAGTTGGTGGCGGTATTGGCGTTCATATTAGTAATATAAGAGCAAAAGGTAGCATTATTCGAGGAACAAATGGAGTTAGTGATGGTATTGTTCCAATGTTGAAAGTTTACAATCAAGTGAGCACTTACATCAACCAGTGTCTTCTACCAGATATTACTGTATTTTCAAAGGAGGGATTAAAAAAAATGGAAGATATAACAACAGATGACTATCTTGTTACAAACGATGGAAGTTTTAAAAAAGTTAATGAAGTAATTGTTAATCAAAAGGATGAAGAAATTTTCAAAATTTACAACACAGGTTCCATTGATCCATTAAAATGTACTGGAGTTCATCATATATATGCCATAGAATACACACGTGGATATAGTCGTAGAAAATTACTATCACAGTTAGATAGAGGTATAAGGCAGCCACAATATGTAGAAGCAAGTAAGTTAAATATGAATCACATTATGGGGTATCCAATACCTACTTATGAGAACGACTTGCAAGAATGGTCACCAGAACTATGTAGGCTATACGGGATAATGTTAGGCGATGGAAGCATTTGTTTCAATAAAAATGCTAATGGTTCTGATAGATACCAAATAACATTAAACAATACTACCAAATTATCCACAAAAGCATTTGTAATTGATTTATTAAATAAACATAACATTCATTACTGGATTGCTAATGAATGTGAAATATGTTTTACTTATAATGAAAAATCTATTAATAAACTTAAAATAACATATGATATGCTGTATGATAACAATAAAGAAAAAAGATGTATCCCAGAAGTCTTACACCTTCCAAAACATAAAATTGCTAAAATATTGAAAGGTTTATTAGAATCAGATGGGTGTAAAACAAGCACAGGTATTTGGTTTATAAATACATCAAAAGAATTAATACAAAATGTCAAGTATTTATTTTTAAGATTAGGTATATTAGTTTCAAGCCAATTAATAGATAAAGTTGGAGAAGTAATGAGTTATAACAAAAGCAATAAGCCTATTATTATGAGGAAAAAATGCTATAATATTAGAATTCCAAATTTGAAGTCTTTAGAAGATTTGGATATATTTAATAATTTTGATTATGCCACAATCAATAAAAATTACTTCGTATGGAACAACATTATTTGGTCTAGAATCAGTAAAATCGAAAGGGGATATTATACAGGAAAGGTATATGATTTTAATATGATTGATAATCATAATTATCTCACGGAATCAGGATTAGTTCATAATTCAGGTCGTCGGAAAGGTTCATTTGCTATGTATATTGAGCCATGGCATGCTGACATAATGGAATTCTTAGATATGCGAAAGAATCAAGGTCACGAAGAACTAAGGGCTAGAGACTTGTTTTATGCCCTATGGACACCCGACCTTTTTATGAAGCAAGTTGAGAAAAATGGTGATTGGTATCTTATGTGCCCCGATGAATGTCCTGGACTAAATGATACTTATGGTGACGAATTTGAAAAGTTGTATTGGAGTTATGTTGAACAGAAGAAATACAAACGAGTAGTAAAAGCTCAGGACGTATGGACTAAAATTCTTGATTCACAAATAGAAACGGGAGTTCCTTACATAAGTTACAAGGATGCAGTTAACAAGAAATGCAACCAAAAAAATCTTGGAACGATAAAGTCCTCTAATCTTTGTAATGAAATTTCGTTATACTCGGATGACAAAGAATATAGTGTGTGTAATTTGTGCAGTATTGCACTCCCAAAATTTGTAGAATACAAAGACGATGGTACACCATTCTTTAATTTTGAAAAATTAAAGGAAGTTGCAGAATATACAGTTCATCCTATGAACAAGGTGATTGACCATAACTATTATCCTACACCTGAAACAAAAAATAGTAATATGGCACATAGACCTTTAGGAATAGGTGCTCAAGGTTTAGCAGATGTTTATTTCAAGATGAAGCTTCCATTTGAATCAAAAGAAGCTGCTCAACTAAACAAAGAAATATTTGAAACAATTTATTATGGCACACTGCGAGGTTCTATCGAGTTGGCCAAAATGGATGGAAAGTACTCTAGTTTTCATGGAAGTCCTTTTAGTGAAGGAAAATTTCAATTTGACTTGGCAGCTGAATTTGATGGAATAAATTTAGATGATTACTTATCTGGGAGATGGGATTGGGATGGTTTACGAAACGATCTCAAAGAATATGGTGCACGAAATAGTATGTTGATTGCATTGATGCCAACTGCAAGTAGTGCACAAATAATGGGAAATACTGAAAGTTTTGAACCAATTGATTCTTGCATTTTTAAGAGACGTGTATTGTCTGGTGAATACATGGTTGTTAACAAGTATCTTGTCAATGAACTTGAACAATTAGGTTTATGGAATAAAGAAATGAAAGACCTTATCATAGCACATGATGGAAGTATACAAAATATCCCTTCAATTCCTAATGATATTAAACGTGTTTACAAGACAGTTTGGGAGTTAAGTATGAAGAGCGTCATTGAACAGTGTAGAGACAGAGGTGTATTCGTCGATCAAATGCAAAGTATGAATTTGTTCATGGGTAATCCAAATTACAAAAAATTGACCAGTATGCATTTCTATGCTTGGAAAAATAATTTGAAGTCGGGAATGTACTATTTGAGATCAAAAAATTCTGCATCAGCTGGTAAATTTAGTATTGATGCCAGCTTAGAGAAACAAATTCGTGAAAAACAAGAAGCTGGACAACAATTAACTCAAAAGGAAGAGCAATTAATTTGTTCTATAGACAACAAAGAAGAGTGTATGATGTGTTCAAGTTAAAAACTGACTAGTAATTTAACAATAGTAACTTAACAAATTAAACAATTAATTTAACAGTGTAATAAATATTGTTAAATTAAATTTGGGTTTATTCAGGTTTGAATATTTCATTGTAAACATTTGACAAGTTGATTGCAATAGATGAAAGCGGTTCAAGTGACCCAGAGACAGTGATTCTTTGTGGATCATTATTAATCTTGTTTACAAGTAGCTCTATCAATGTGAGTTTTAGTTGCTCATTGTTCTGTAAAATACTTAACGACATGTATTCTTGATGAGTAATAATCTCTTCATTCTTAAGCTCGGTTATAAAATACTTAACTTTTTCTATGTCAGCGCTAATAAAAAATTGTAGGTCATTTGGATAATTTAATTTGCTTAAAAGTAATGCACCTTTTGAAGATAACAAACTTGTGTTAGACATTTGTATCTCAGGAGCAGCATCGTAATCTTCCATGGACATCGTTGTGTCAACGAGATGTTTGTGCCAACGATTTACATCATTTACCACAAATTTTGATAACTTGGTGTTATCATAAGGATGTTTGTTTCCATTTGATTCAAATAATTTTTGCAAGTCACGGATGTCATCACAAAAAATTTTTCCGTTATGACTGTATGCATAAAAAAACTCGGGTGGTATGTTGCTGATATCATCTCCAGCAATAATAGTTGTTGAATTATTACATTGTCCTTCTATCCTTTTTTTTCCAAAAATAAGATTAGAAAAATTCTTGGCCAATTCCCCACATAGTTCTCTTTTCGTCAAAAACAAGTGTGATGGTATACCTTCTAAAGCAGCAACTTCTTGAAGTTCTTCTTTGGAATATTGTTTAAAATAATTTGGGGAGCACATCTTTTGCCAAGTAAACCTGGTGTTATCTTTGTGTTTTATAAATTGTTCACTTGTCTTTTTCCATAAGGCTTCTGCATCTTGACGATTGTGACACATGTGTTTCCAAAGCAGTTCATACATGTAATATACACCTGACAAATCATAAGAATCGTATTCAAATGTTTCCTTGAATTGTTCTTTATTGAAAGGACATTTAAATAACCTTGCTTTTTGAATATCTCGTTGCTCAAAAAAATTGTCCTTATTCTTCATGTAATCTTTGATAATCCGTTTTAAATACCAAGACTTTACATTCTCAACTAGCCAGTCAACCCCTATGTGACTTCGCATTCTTTTGTTAAGTTTTTGATACAATTCAGGAAGAATCACTGTATAAATAAAGGTGCAATAATGTTGTTTGGTCCATACAAGAAAAGGTACAGTTCCATTGCTAAATTGGCGAAAGTTTTCGGGTGTTAGAATCATATCTCGTGTTGGGCGGGGAGTTGGTGAATCTATCTTCTGCCATAAGAAATATTCTTTACGAAATTGAATATCACGTTCATTTTCATTCATTAATTCTGGACAGATCCCAAAGTAAAGATATTGCCTAATGTATAAATCTGCAAAAACCATGTTTGCACGGCTTGGATTTATTGAAATTAGCCTTTTACTAGAAATGTAAGATAAAACTTTAATTATTAATTCAGCCCCATATTTCTCCATTACTTTAAACTTCATATCATCAAAGTGTTCAAACTCATACATTCCGTCACCATTTATATATGCTTGATAATAAGGCTTAAGGAAGTCAATTTCTTCCTTTATCTTTTGGAAATTTTTTGGAAGATCTGTACTTTCTGTCAATTCGGTACCTTCTGAACTTTCTGTCATTTCGGTACCTTCTGAGCTTTCTGTCATTTCCGTACCTTCTGTACTTTCTGTCATTTCGGTGTCTGTTGTACCTCGTGTACTTTCTGTAAAGAAAGTATTTTCATCAGAAATTGAGGTAGACATCGATGTATAATAATTATATTAAACAAAAAAATTTTGTAAATTTATTGTTTGTTTGTATTTAATTGATAAATCAATATGCTTTTGTACAAGCCGTTTTAGTTTAACGTCTATATTATCCTCGTTACCGACATAACCTACAAATTCGTACAATTCATTAGATATTTTTTCTGTAAATTTTTTGTTAAGACGTACTGAAAAACCACGGATGTATGCATAAACTGTGTAATAAAAATCACAGTCATATTTTAGCATGAATTCACATGTGTGTTTGTCTCTATATTCAAATCGATGTGAAAGACAAAAAATATGGTATCCGTTATGACTCTTATAAACGCTAAAACACTTGTCGGTCTCTTGTTCAAGTTTTGTAAGAACATCATCTATATTTGATGCAGTGTCTAAATCAAGCATCAAAACATTATTGTAACAAATGTAGTACGTATTTGTTAAAATATCTCGCGCTACATAGTAATCTTTGTTGGTTTCAATGAGTTCTTGTTCTCGTTTAATAGATTGCAAAAGAAATGGAGCGGAAGTAACAACCGTATCAGCATTTTTAGGAAGAATATCAAAATTCATAGCAGAGACACCATTCCTTGCTAATTTATTGTATATTTTGTCAAGAGGATCTTCGCCACGTATTATGCGCAAAAATGTTTTGTGAAACATTTAGTATAATGTTAATTGGCAAAATGTTAATTTCAGATAAACAAATTAGTCTTATTAAAAAGTTGCATAAAAGTTACCAAAACTACACTGGAGAAAACTGTGGCATTGAAGATTTTATATACAAATCTGCAAATGTCAAGTGTTTCAAAGAACTTACGCACAATGATGTAAAGAACCTTGTAAAAGAATCTGAGAGATATTGTATGATAACAAAAGACCAAAGGAAACGTCTGAGACAAATTATATTAACATTATGTGATACAGAAGGAAAAAACATCAACGATGTTGAACATGAAATTATTAAAAAGTGTAATCTTTACGATTTAAAAAGTCTTACAAAGCTACAGTTTGAATCGATTCTAAAATACGTTGATTCAAGTTATGATATTTTTATTCCCAAACAAATAAATTGGTCAAATTACAACTACTACATATTCAATAAAACTGATGAGTATATGATTGGAGAACAAACAAATATTTACAAGCAAAGTGTAATGAATATTATTTCATTCAAAAGACTTCTAGTCATTGATTGGGACAATACCGATCTTGATGATTTACTTCAAGTATTATGTAATGTCCCATACAAATTTAGTGTGTATAAAACATACAATGGATATCATGCATATTGTACAAGTCATTTTTTTCCACACAATGATTTAAAAACCCTACAGATTATGAAGAGGTTAAAGTGTGACGAACTTTATATATCATTTTCTTATTATACAGGGTTTGTTGTGAGATTGACCCCCAAACCTGGAAGAAAAGAGGAATATGTTGAAAAATACATACAAGATGTCAATAATCAATACCAAGACATACCATATTTAAAAGAAGCTTTATGTAAGAAAGACGAACTTATCAATGATAACTTTAACAGACTATTATAAAAAAGCAAGGAGCAATGTCATGTCACTGTTTTGTCTATTTTTTTTAGACATTTTTTTTTTAATATTTATTAATACACGATATTTATTAATGAACAATAAATCTTTGATTATCATATTATTTATCATTTTCCTTACTTATTGCTTATTTAGAAAAAGGGAAGGGTTTGAAAGTAAAGGCATAGAACCTGTTGTAGCAATAGCGTCAATGATGAAAAACCCTAAGGAAATAGAGTATTGGTTGCAATATCATATTAAAAAAGGAATTAACCATTTTTATATTCGTTTAGAAGACACTCCCGATTTACACAACTTTTTACAAAATCACCCTAATGTCACCTTAGAGATTGGATCGTCTAAAGATCCAATAAAAACACGTGTCACTTACGATACACAAATTGAAAGACAACGGGATTACATGAACAGAGCAATTGAATGGAGCAAAACAAGAGGAATAGACTGGTTAATACACATTGATTGCGACGAACTTGTAGATTGCAACGGTAGTATACCATCACAAATCGCCAAAGAAATAGAACAATACGATAATGTTGGTACAATTGTCATGGAGAATTATGAAGCTCAATATGAAAAAATAAATCAACCATCCGATTCATGTTTTATTTCTAAAAACTTTATAAGATGTTCACTTGGAGGATGCACATCTTACGCCAATGGTAAAAGCATTGGTAAAGTATCAAGTGCTTTACGTGAGTCCGGTCCTCATAGGTTTGAAACAAATGACAATAGCATAGAAATAGTATCTAAATTATTACGTATTCTCCATTTTGAGTCATGTGATTTCAAACAATACGTAGCAAAATTTTTAAGATTAGCTAGTACTGAAACTTTAGTATATCCTTTCCCCTTTTACAATGATTCTATTAATGTTGCTCGTTCAGAAGAATGTAAAGGTGACAAACATAGCGCTGCTTGTACTAGAAAATTTGAAAGTTTGTACTCTAAATACAAAATAAAAAGGTAATAAAAATATAAACTAAATAACAATTCTTTTATTATTTGACATATTATATTAACAATTATGGCTTCACCAGTTGATATGAAACTATACAATTATGTAAAAGGATTAGCAAAAAAAAAGTTTAAAACATCTTCTGGGATATATAGATCTAGTTGGATAGTTGGTGAGTATAAACGCAGAGGAGGAAAATATAAAGGCTCAAAGCCCAAGAGTAGCGGGTTGAAACGTTGGTACAAAGAGAAATGGGTTGACCTCAATCGACCAATTAAAAACTCCAAAGGTAAAGTCATTGGATATAAACCATGTGGTAGAAAATCGATAAAGTCTAATAATTCTAATAATTCTAAAAAGTATCCATTATGTAGACCATCTAGACGTGTTAATAAAGGTACACCAAGAACATATAAACAAATTAGCAAGCAAAGTATATCCAAAGCCAAAAGAGAAAAATCAAAAGTTAAAGGTTCAGGGAATATTAAATTTGGTGGTGGAAAAGTTAAAGGTTCAGGGAATATTAAATTTGGTGGTGGAAAAGTCCGCTCACAATATTATGGAAAAAGAAGTAGTGTGATGGTAAAAGTTCCTGAAAATGTTAAGAAATGGGCATTGTATGCATTTAAATTAAAGAAACTTGGTTTCCGCGGTGCTACAGAAACGGGCTGGCGACGTGCTAAACAACTAAGTACTCGCGATGAAATCCCATTACAAGATATTCGTTACATGAGAAATTGGTTTGCCCGACACGTTTACACAAGTTATCCTGGATTTAGAAAATGGGAAAAAGCAGGTAGACCCAAGGACAAATCTTGGCATGGAAAACATGCTATTCAATCGTGGGTTACATGGGCTGGAAACGCCGGTTTTCGATGGATTAATTCACAGAGAATAATAAATTTACTTAACAAAAACTATAACAAAAATTACAAACAATTAAGTTTGAAAAAATGAAATATTATTTAAAAAGCAAGTAGAGTAAATTACAACAAAAATGGTACTTACTCGTAACCAAAAACGTAAAAATATTGAACTTGAGCCTGCATCGCACATAGAACTTATTGTTACCAAAAAACGAAAATCTGAAAGTTCTAGTAATTCTTGTGAAGAAACTACTTCATCTGAAAATACCGATCCGTATGAGCAATTTTTTGAATACCTTGATGAAATTATGTCCGGTGATTTTTTTGAACGAACATCACTTGAGCAAGAAACTAAAGACTTAAAAAAACGTTTTTCTGTTTCTGAAATTGAAACATTTAATTCAAAACTTAACGGATTACGTAATATGTATAAAACAAATGCTCCCAGCGTTATCGACATAATTACAAAGGAACCAAATGAACATGTACAACAAGAATTACTGGAAAAATTACACATGTACTATAATTCAGAAATATTGAGTGATGATTACAACTACAACTTAAAAGCTATTTTGAACAAAACACACCCAACAAATATTGACACAAACTTGAAAGAACTAGAACAGACTTTAATTGATGCAAACAATTATTGCGATAATTACAAAACAAAAATTTTAACATCTAACATGCCTTTTGATAACAAGGTCATTGCCTACAAGAGGTATGAAATTATGGAAAGATATGAACAAAGCGATTCCTCCGAATATGCAAAGTATAAAAATTGGTTGGATATTCTTCTTTCAGTTCCTTTCGGTAAATACATAAATACACCAAGTAATCAATCTTATCTTAGTAATGTACGTGACCTTTTAGATAAGAGGCTCAGTTTTTTAGAGGAACCAAAGGATCAAATTATCAATATAATTGCTCAAATGTTAAGAAATAACAATTGCACTATTAATGCAATTGGTTTATATGGATGTAAGGGAGTTGGGAAAACTAAAATTGTAAAAAGTTTAGCAGAGGCATTGGGTAGACCATTTAGAACAATCTCATTAGGTGGAGAGTCAGATACATCTTTATTAACCGGACATGGATTTACTTATATCGGGTCATCACCTGGTAGAATTATCGATATTCTCAATGAAACAAAATGTATGAATCCAGTTATACTGTTCGATGAAGTCGACAAAGTTTCCGAAAGTCATTATGGTAAAGAGATTATTGGAACTCTCATCCATCTCACTGACGCAACAACGAATGCCAAGTATAATTATGACAGATATTTTTCGGGTATCGAATTTGATTTGTCGAAGGCTCTTTTTGTATTTACTTATAATGATCAATCTAAAGTTGACAAAATCTTAGCTGATCGACTATTTCAAATCAAAGTTGAAAATTATTCTTTTAAAGAAAAATTCGAAATAGCTAAAAAACATATTATATCTGATGTTTTACAAAAGTTCTCGTTTTCAAAAGAAAATATTTCCTTTTCTGATGATGCAATACAATATATCATTTCTCTCTCTAAGTCTGATGAAGGAATGCGAGATATTCAACGTAAATTTGATGTTATTGTATCAAGAATTAATACTTTAATGTGCACAAACAAGGATGACAATGTTATTAAATTAAAGTATAAATCTCTTTATGAGTTCTATAATTCTTTTCCTGTTGATGTTAAAAAAGAACACATTGATACTTTCTTGTCACAAAGTGCGTGTATTAAAACTGACAATTCTTCACCTCCTTATGGAATGTATGTTTAGCTCATTTTCCTGATAGGTTTGTAAAATATTGTACAAGAATCCTTTTGTTTTTCTATTATTATAGATACAGGCATTGACAATGTTTGAGCTAAATTCATCATGTCTTGGCATGTGTAAAGTTCAACCTCTGCTTCTGGATTATTTTTGAATATGCTTTTGTCAATGTATGCTCTTTTAGTATATCCTATTATTGTATTATTATATTGTTTATTGTGCTTTAATAAAACTGGAACTGTATAAAACTCGCATTTCCCAAAACATAATGGATGTTTGATATTTTTCTTTGTTATTAAATATATTTTTGTGTTATTATTTATGTATCCGAACTTTGGTTTCACAATTGATTGATTCATTTAATATTAAATGTATGTTAATATTAAAATTTTTACGTTACTTCTTTAATAATATTGAAAATATCTGAAATATTCTACGGTCATTTGTGAATTGTAAAATGCTTCTAGTTTACCACTATATTCCCCTACATCTGTTGAAAATATAATATTCATGGGCGAGAATACACTCAAGTCTTTATCTGTGTCATTCCTTACACTTAATACTAATTTCCCATCAAAATACAGTTGCATCACCTTTTCTGTATACAACCAACCATAAGTGTGAAATGTTGGTTGACCAGAAGGTTCATCATAGAATATATATTTTTTTAATGGGAGTGTAATATAATTCTGAACAATAACTTTCCCCTTACTATCTCTTAATGTGTGATATGCATTAAACACACTGGGGTTTAATAACGATTTACCATCTCCTTTCCAATTCCATTTCCCTTCGTTGATATTTAATTCGTCATCTCTCTCTAATTCTAGACCGTTTATAGGATCCTTCCATTTAAACCATGGAGTCCACGTCCAAAAGCTATTATTTACACCAGTTTGATTTGCATAACGATATCGTGCTTCGTAATAACCATAAGGATAAGTCTTTTTACTATTGAAACCAGACGACAAATATCGAGTGTTAACGTCATTTTCTCGTTTTGTATTATCAAAGTCTGGATTATCTATTACTTTTAGATTTACACCTTCATTGGTAAAAAATATATTTGTTCTTCTTCTGCGTGGATAATTTTTTTCGGCATTTTCTTCTCTTGGATTCCATTTTTTTGTAGTTCCCACGATGTCATGTACAAACCATATTTCAGGATTTAATGAAGTCTGTACCTTAAAATCTTCATTCAAAACAAGTTTTGTAGGAAGTAATTCAGGTATCAAAAGAAACTTGTTTGAATGAGCTGTATCATATGATGCCCTAAACGCTGAACAAACCGTGTTTAGATTATTGTCACCATAATATCCTTCCATTCCACATTCTGGATGTTTTATAAATGATGATTGTGATGTAAGTGAGTTTAATTTTTTTGTACAACTTGTTTGTGACATGAACATGGCACAATTTCCTGATGTCCCTTGTGGCAAACACAAATTCCCATATGGATCATATTTCATTATTCTATAATTTTGAAGATTACTATTTACACATTGTGGTTCGTTCGGAGGATTGAAGGTTACAGGAAGAGGTTTTGGAACACTCAAGTCGTTTATATTATCATATAAAGGTTTTATCTGCGATGACAACTCTAAAGTCGCAGGTGCAGGTGACAACTCTAAATTCGCAGGTTCAGTTTCTATAGCCACAGGTGCAGGTGCTAAATTAGCAGGTGCAGGTGTAGATGAATCCAAATTCGCAGGTGCAAGTGAAGATGTATCCAAATTCGCAGGTGACAAGTCCAAAGTCGCAGGTGCAGGTGTAGATGCAGGGGCAGGTGCAGGTGCAAGTGAAGATGTATCCAAATTCGCAGGTGACAAGT